AATGATTGCCAGTACCCCTACCCAAAACACTACATCTACAAGAAATGCCTGATGCGCTTGCTCTGCTATTACCTGCTCTAAAAATAATTCTTCTTGATTCATGCCGATACCTCTTCGCATTTTTTAACTACTGGCTCATCATCCATGTAATCGCCATTACATGTGAGTTCGTATTCATCCATGCCCTCTGCTATGCTTATGGCTTCATCATGATCCTCTGCCTCAATGAATACTTCGCATTGCTTGTTAATATGTACTACACATCTAAAGGTTTTATTTTCTGTTTCCATTACACGTTCTCCTCGTGAATTTTATCGAATTTATCACGCTTGTTTAAACACTCATAAACTTGCTCGGCTATATGAACCCAATCTATATTTTTTTCGCTATAACCAAAGCCATTAATTAACTCTTCAAAATGAGATTTACTTTCATCATTGATATGTTCTTCAAGATTACAAACTTTCCAATCACAGCCACATACACATCCACCCATTACTATGTCAGCGACGATAGAATCGGCTGAATCACATATAGCTTTCCAATCGTCATTCGAAAAGAACGCTCTTCCTACACGCACTTCATGTTCACTCACCTTTACAGCTTCCATATTATTTCCCCTCTGTTTGTTCAGCTTCAATTGCGTATTCCGCAGTACGGCTGACACTGTTTAAACGTTCCATTAATACTTCGTGGTCTTCCTTCGTATATCCACCAAGACGCAGGTTGCTCAACGCCTCTACTTCTCTGGATGTAAAATCATCCACTAAATTACCGCATACACATTCTTCTTTTGCCCCAGCCCTCTCACTCATGATTATCCTCCTCTTCGATGTCAGACAACCATTCATCAAATGATTGCTGTAAATCGCTAGGCATTTCATGGAGCAATGTTTCCATCTTAGGAGTATCATTCCATTGAACCAAGATCACAGTTGATACTATTGTTCTACTCATTTCTATTTTTCCTCTGTTTTATTGAAAGATTTTATCCACGATAAGAGCAGGTCTTTTGCGAAAGCTTTTTCTAAACCATGCTCCCTTATTAATTCTTGATCAGCGCCCCACATGTTACACACACCGCTATCCCTGATTTCGATTAGCTCGTCATACCAGTAATTGAGTTCCTGCTGATCAATTGTGTTTATATTTTTCATATCGTTTGCCCTCCAGAGCGATGATAGTAGTTGCGATTGGTCACTACATTATAGAAGTCTTTATTCGGTGTCAACATCTTTTTTAAATTATTATTGTCAGCCCCGATTCTCTCGTACCGGTGCGCGTACCTCACACGCGTATGTGTATGTGTATATGTGTATGCATGTGGTGCACGTCCATGTGCGTATGCGTGTATGTTTAAACGTATCATGCATCACCCCCATCCATCCTTGCGCATTGCTCATCCCATTGGCTCTTTACTAAATCGTATCCCTGTTGAGCAGTGCTCCATTCACGATTGCCTCGCATCATTTCCATGTACATCACATCATCAGGTACGTCTGTCAGTGAGCGTGGTGAGCCGTATCCACTCATGCATGAGGGTGTAGTATTCTCAAGGAACTTGAACATAATTCTGCGTGAGAAAGCAGGGTTGCCGATTGCGAAAGCAACGCGCCCCATGTCCATGTGCTCTTCGGGCGCTTTTACGGTCACGTTGAATGTGAAATCTCGTTTGTTGTAATGATCCCTCGTTGCCCATCGCGCTATCAAATGCACTCGCTTGCCGGTTGACTCGATGTAATCAATTAAGCCCACCAATGCGATGCCTCGGTTGATCATGGCTGATGCCTTCACACCATGTGAGCACACTACATCCACAATCATTTTAATGATCGGCTCTTGCCCGCTAGTGTCATGCATATACATCATATGTTCTGGTGCACCGGAGCAATAAGCGCCAATGTTCGGACGCTGTCCCGCCATGCCTATTTCCCATTGTGGCGCGTCATCCATGCCGGTATCTGCAAGGTCGTATGTAAGCCCCTGCTTCACCATGTTTAAACCTGCCTGCCATCCATGCGTCATTAGCTCGGTTGCTTCCTCAAGCGTATTTGTGCCCGCCCAATCTCTGCCCTTTTCCTCTTCCGATGCGTCCATATCATTTTTCTTGCGTGGTGCATCCATCCAATTAGGCACTTCATGCCATGCTATATCGTGTGTGATTTGCTTGCATTTATTCATTTTGCATTGCTCCGTTTAAACAGGTTATTATTTAGTTGCCATTATTTTGTTTGCTTCGGCTCGTAATTCCTTTACGTCAGCCGGTGGCATACCGCTATACAATCGTGATTGCCTGACGAACTCGATGTTGATGCCATTCGCTAACATACGAGCACCTTGTATGCTTGCTCTTGGGCTGATGATGTATCGCTTGCCTTTCGCCTCTGATGCTTGACGTACGGCTCGCACTTCGTCAACCCATGCATCGTTATTGGCTACGCTACGTTCAATGTTTTCGTCATACTTCATGGTGATCTGCGTGAAGCGATCCAATGTCGCACCGTCCAATTGATTGCGTCCAACATACTGTTGAGTGCGTCCATGTCCAACGGTGTTGGCTGATGCAATAACTCGAAAGTCTGCATGCTTCGTGATCATGCCACATGGAAATGGGCAGTGCTCATTGGCGATTGCCTGATTGAATGATGTCAGCGCATTGGGATTGGATGCGTCTATTTCATCGAACAAAAACAAACCGCCATGTTTAAACGCTCGGTAGAAGTCCGTCTCAACGTAGTTGCCGTTTGCATCCATGTATCCTTGCAATTCAAACGCTTGCTGTACTGCACTGGTAGTGTAGAATTTCAGCGCCAATGCTTTAGCAATTTGTGATCCTAGTGTGGTTTTGCCTGATCCTGCCCCACCCACTAACCAAACCTGAACATCTGCACCGATACAGGCTAATACATCAGGGAATGCCTCATGGACTAGCTCACCCTCAAAACTCACTTCGCTTGTGTCAGTCTTCACGACTATTGGTCGAGCTTGCTTCGCAAGGTCTTTGAATTTTTTGACATCCGACATCACCTTCATGGTAAGCGTTTCGAGTGATCCCTCCATGCCTGCTTTGGCTTTCTCGATACCTTGTATGTTGCCACGTTGCATGTCTCGCATTTTCTGAAGCATGGTATCGTTTAAACGCTGTTCAGCTTCGGTAGTATCTACCGTCACCGTAGTGGTATTGGCTTCGCCATTATTCCACAATGATATTAGCTGAGTGATTGACGTAGTCACCGGTAACGAATAAGCAATTGCTAATTGCTGTAAGTGTCTCACCTGATTCGGTGTGACATCATCCGGTGACCGTAGGTCATTACCTAGTACGCTTTGTAACGTAGTTAAAGTGCTGAATGGTATTTGTTTTGAATGATCATACATAGTATAATTCCTTATGATTGATGGATGGATTAAGCGTTTTCAAACATGGGTTGATCACATGAACCACATGTTAAACCATGTGTTTCATAAGCGGTTCGTGATTGCCTAGCAATGTTATTGCATGGGATACATTCGACTTTCACCATTCGGGTGGTTTGCTTTTTACGAGCATTGATGTCGACTGCTCCATGAGGGTAGTCACCGAGTTGATCTGCAATTGCTTGCAATTCAGGTCGTAGTGCATCACTCATTGGTGTTGATGTCATGGGAGCAAGGAAATCCACATAGCTTCGCTATTCTGGCAAATGCACCACGATGACCACATTCATCACCTCTTATGAACATAAGAGCATGGATTAACTCATGCATAACGTCACTGACTACGTCAATCGGTGTCTCTCTAGCCGGTGATATGTTGATACCGATATGACCATCAGTAGCGCAGGATGCCTTGACACACTGAGCGATGGCTTTCTTAGTACGTTGACCACCGAGCCATGAACAAGCAATACGAATTTTTACTTCGTCAAATTCCGAAGGATCAATTCCTGCTTTGTCACAAATATGCATAATGCATAAGGTCATACTAGCCTCAAGCCATGTTTCACGTTGTTGATATTTCAATTTACTCATAATTCCCTCCAATGGGATTGTTGCGATTGATTGGTAGTTTAAACACCTTTCACTACGTTCAAGGTGTTATAAACGACCATATATTTACTGTACTGCCCACATAACATCCAAAGCGTTATGCAGTTTATCCTGATCACTTTGTGATAAGTGACCGTCCATCAGCCATTGGTTCATGCTCTCTTCGAGAGCGACAAACTTATCAGCTAAAGCTGATCGTTGTGCCTCACTTACAGTGACTGATATGTCATCATGACGTACCTTAGTTCGTACGAGTGATTTTGCTTGCGTTAATTCGTGTTTAATTTGACTCATTCCTGATCCCCTTCATCCGCTGTACCGAAAAACTCACCATCGAGCACCATGTCATCTAATACATCATGACACCATTCCATAATTGCCTCGTGTTCCTGNNTCATNATTTCATTCATAATCATCTGCCTCGTTGTTGTTGGTTGGTTGCGATTGGTCACTACATTGAAGCAAGGTTCAGAAAGTGTCAACCTTTTTTTTAAATTTCGGTTGATATAGCCTCTTTACCTAAAGGTAAGTATTTTCGTTTAAACAGGTAATCATGAACAAAAAAGAATTGAAACCCACTAACATATTGACCATCAAACAACGCTTATTTTGTAGGTATGTAGCGCAAGGCATGAGTAATCGTATGAGTGCTATTGAGGCAGGATATGCGGATAGTGTAAGTACATCGGATACAGCTTATAAACTCATGAAGAAACCTGACATAGTCAGGGAGATTGAACGTGTAAGCACTGAGATCGCGTTGAAGGAACGTGTATCTCTCGCGCATCATGTAACAAGGATGCAGGATCTATCGCAAAAGGCAGAAGATGCAGGACAATATGGCAGTGCGATACAAGCCGAGCATTATGCGGGCAAGGTATCACGCCTATATGTAGATCAGTCGCATATCATCAGCGAGAAGCGTGAGTCGCCAGAGGTGATTCTAGAGCGTTTAAACTCTTTGGTAGATGGGTAGCGTAGGCATGGGTTCACCCTCGCGCATTATGCACCCCCACACCCCCCTGTGCACACGCAGGAGTCCCACACCCACATATATATATGATTTTGCTCATAGAATCATGTGAATTTATGATTTGTATAACAAAGGTGTTTACACAAGCGACACCCCTTAGTTCCATAATAAGAGTTGACATTATAATATGAAAAAATTTTTGCAAAAAAAAACGAGCATACTGTAAACACTATGTTGGTTTCTGAACAATACAATAAAATTAAAAAGAAGTTGACACCTGAAGTGATGTCTAATCTATCTGGTGATGAACGTAATGATGTCGCCTCTATGTTATCTATACTAGAGGTAGAGGTTAAGCGTGAGGTTACACAAGATTCCTTTTTAGCTTTCGCTAAAGAGGTATGGCCTCCTTTCATACAGGGTAGACATCATGAGAAAATGGCTAAAGCGTTTGAAAGAGTCGCTAAAGGCGATTTAAAGAGACTTATGATTAACATGCCCCCGCGTATGGGTAAGTCTCAGTTAACGTCTTGGTTGCTACCTGCGTGGATTATGGGGCGTTCTCCCGACAAGAAGATCATCATGGCTTCTCATACTGCCGAACTAGCTTTGCGTTTTGGTCGTATGGTAAGAAACTTGATTGGAAGTGAGGAGTTTAAGTCTCTATTCCCTAACGTGTCTCTTACAGCAGACTCAAAAGCTGCTGGTCGCTTTGATGTATCCGGTGGTGGCGAATACTTCTCAGTCGGTGTCGGTGGTGCAGTAACTGGTCGTGGTGCTGACCTTCTTATTATAGACGATCCTCACTCAGAACAACAGGGACAACAGGCTGATCCTAAAATCTTTGACAGTACCTATGATTGGTTTACATCAGGCCCTCGTCAAAGGTTACAGCCCGGTGGTGCAATCATCATCGTAATGACTCGCTGGAGCATGAAGGACTTATGTGGTCATGTGATGCGTGACAGCCTTATGCGCGAAGGTTCAGATGAGTGGGAAGTCATTGAGTTCCCTGCTATTTTACCATCAGGCAAGAGTCTTTGGCAAGAGTTCTGGCCAGTAGATGAATTAGAAAAAATCAAAGCTACATTGCCTGTAGGTAAGTGGGAAGCTCAGTATCAGCAAAAACCCACATCAGAAGAAAGCGCCATCATTAAAAGAGAATGGTGGAAGACTTGGGAAAAAAGAGATCCGCCTCCTGTGTCGTTTGTTATACAATCTTGGGATACGGCATTTTTAAAACACGAAAGAGCTGATTACTCTGCTTGCACAACATGGGGGGTATTTTACGCAGATAATGAAGAAGGCAGTAATATGCCACAAATTATTTTATTAGATGCATTGCAGGAAAGATTAGAGTTTCCAGAATTAAAAGAACGTGCATTAGAGATGTATAAATATTGGGATCCAGATGCTTGTATCATAGAAGCAAAAGCAGCAGGAGCACCTTTAGTTCAAGAGTTAAGACGTATGGGTATACTTGTTAGTGAGTATACACCTACTCGTGGCAATGATAAGATTTCAAGAGTCAATGCCGTTTCAGATTTTTTTGCATCAGGTGTTGTATGGGCGCCTCAAACAAGATGGGCAGAAGAAGTTATAGAACAGTTTGCAGCTTTTCCTGTCGGTGATAATGATGATTTAGTAGACTCCTCTACTCAAGCATTGTTACGTTTTAGACAAGGTGGATTTATTTCACTTGGCAATGACGAGGATATGGGTAGTGATGTACCAGTTATTGCTAACTATTATTAAGTTGTTTACACTATAACATTCTATAGGAAAATTTATGGCTGTCGATAAAGCACTTACAGGTTTAGAAATGTCAGACATGCAGGAACGCATGAGTGACAATGCTGAAGAAATTGAAATTAGCATAGAAAATCCAGACTCAGTTTCTATTGAAACAGAAGATGGCGGTATGTTAATAGACTTTGATCCCGATGCGTTAGATGAAGAAATTGAATTTGGTTCAAATCTAGCTGAATACATAGAAGAAGATATTCTATCTTCACTTGGTTCTGAATTAGTTAGTGCATATCAGAATGACAAATCTTCTCGTAAAGATTGGGAGAAGTCTTATATCAGCGGATTAGAACAATTAGGCTTAAAGACTGAAGATCGAAGCACTCCATGGCCCGGAGCTTGCGGTGTACATCATCCAATGCTTTCGGAGGCTGTAGTTCGCTTTCAATCACAAGCTATTACAGAGATATTTCCAGCATCAGGGCCGGCTAAAACAAAAATTGTTGGAAAAATTACAAAAGAAAAAGAACAGCAAGCAACTAGAGTTCAAGATTATATGAATTATTTGCTTACTGATCGTATGACAGAGTATCGAAGTGAAATGGAAAGATTGTTATTCTCTTTACCTTTAGCTGGTAGTGCATTTAAAAAGATTTATTACGACCAATCTATGCAAAGACCGTGTGCTATGTTTGTTCCTTCAGAAGATATGGTTGTTTTTAACGGTGCAACTGACATTACATCAGTAACTAGGCTTACGCACATAATGCGTAAAAGTAAAAATGAAATTCGGAAACTGCAAGTTAATGGATTCTATCGTGATATTGATTTACCTAGCTATGATTTAGATTTAGATGATGTAAAAGAAAAATACGGTGACTTAACAGGCGACAAAATATCAAAAAGCAGCTCCAGTGGCAGTTATTTGTCAGGTGACTCTGTGCATACTTTGTTAGAAATGCATGTTGAGCTAGATTTAGAGGGCTTTGAAGATGAAAAAGAAGGTGAACCTACAGGTATTGCCTTGCCTTATGTTGTTACTGTAGATAGAGAGTCTACAGAAATACTCTCAATCAAAAGAAATTGGTTTGAAGATGACGAAGAACACATGAGACGAGATCATTTCGTGCATTACGAGTACCTTCCGGGACTTGGGTTCTACGGATTAGGTCTAATTCATCTTATTGGTGGTTTAGTTAAATCTGCAACAAGTTTGTTACGTCAATTGGTAGATGCAGGTACGCTTGCTAACCTTCCGGGCGGTCTAAAAACTCGTGGCATGAGAGTAAAAGGAGATGACACCCCTATAATGCCGGGTGAGTTTAGAGATGTTGACGTTCCGGGCGGCTCAATAAGAGAAAACATTTCATTCTTACCGCATAAAGAACCATCTCCTACATTATTTTCTTTATTAGGCAATATTGTTGAAGAAGGTAGACGTTTTGCAGCAATTACTGATGTAAAAGCTTCAGATATGAATTCTCAAGCACCAGTAGGGACTACATTAGCTATTTTAGAAAAGAATATGAAAGTAATGTCAGCTATTCAGTCAAGATTGCACAATGCAATAAAAAAAGAATTAGTTATCCTAGTTAATGTAATAAAAGACTTTGGGCCTCCGGCTTACCCTTATGAGTTAGACGGCAAAGAACAGGACATTGAAAAAGATTTTGATAAAAGGGTTGATGTTATTCCAGTATCTAACCCTAATGCAGCTACAATGGGGCAAAGAATAATGCAATATCAATCTGCATTACAACTTTCAGCACAAGCTCCACAGTTGTATGACTTACCTGTATTACATCGTCAAATGCTAGAGGTTCTAGGTATTACTGATGTTGATCAGATAGTTCCTTCTGTCGGAGACTTCAAACCGAAAGATCCTGTTTCTGAAAATATGGATATATTAAATAGTAAACCAGTAAAAGCCTTTGAATATCAAGACCATGACGCGCATATTAAAACTCATATGTCAATGATGGAAGATCCAGAGATGCAACAGATGATGCAATCTTCACCGATGGCTCAATCTATGCAAGGAGCTTTTCAGGCTCATATTACAGAACATTTGGCATTTAAATATCGTAAAGAAATTGAAAAAGAACTTGGTATCGAGCTACCTGAAATCGGTATGGAGCTACCGCAAGAGGTTGAATCTCGTTTATCTACTTTGATTTCTGAAGCTGCAGAACAATTACTCGGTAAGCAAAAACAAGAAGAGCAATTAAAACAAAATGAAGCGGCAGCTCAAGATCCAGTTGTTCAAATGCAACAAGAAGAACTAGCAATTGAAAAACAAAAAGTTGAATCACAAATACAGAAAGATCAAGCTAAAGGACAAATAGATCAAGCTAAATTATTACTTGATGGACAGAAAGAACAGATGCGTAATGATCTTGAAAAACTTAAAATTGACAGTAACGAAAGAATTGAAGGTGCTAAAATTGGTGCTAAAATTACAGAAAGACAAGCCGAATTATCTGTCAAAGAACAAAAAATATCTGCTGACCAAGAAACTAAAGGTGCTCAGATAGGAAGTAAGATTGCAGATCAATTACTTAAAGGACAATAATAATGGTTGACACAAGGTTTGTCGATTTGTTAATGTCACGTTTAAACGAGACAGAATCTATTTTAAAAGATAATTTAATCTCAGGTGTAATTAAAGATTACAGTGAATATAATTTAAATAGAGGAAAGCTTGAAGGAATACAACTAGCAAAACGAGATATACAAGAAATTGTAAACCAAGTTTTGATAGAAGACTAGTTTCACCCATAGGGTGCAAGGAGCTCTCCACTTCTCCTTTATAAGTGGTGCAATGAGGACGTTAAAGATGGCATTAGCAGAAGCTACTAATATTACAGAAGGTAAAAAAGCACAGCAGTTGCCTAAACCTACTGGATATAGGATGTTAATTGGGTTGCCTGAAGTCGAAGAAAAGACTGATGGTGGTATTTTAAAAGCACAAACAACGGTAAATAGTGAACATGTTTCTTCTATTGTTGGTTTTGTTATAGATATGGGCCCTGATTGTTACAATGATAAAGAACGATTTCCAGATGGTGCTTGGTGTAAGGAAGGTGATTTTATAATCATGCGAGCTTACAGCGGTACAAGGCTTAAAATTCATGGCAAAGAGTTCCGAATTATTAATGATGATACTGTTGAAGCTGTTGTAGACGATCCTAGAGGTATATCTCGTGGATAATCAAGAAGCACAAATACTGCCAGATGAGGCAGATGTAATGAAGCCGTCTAATGATTTCGATGTTGAAATTATTGATGATCGCCCTTCAGAAGATCAAAGACCTGCTAGACAAGAAGCTGAATCAGATGATTTTAATATTGATGAAGAAATTGATGGTATAGATGATCGTGTTAAAAAACGTATAAACCGTTTAAAATACGAATATCATGAACAGAGAAGAGCAAAAGAAGAAAATGCTCGTATTCGAGATGAAGCTGTTCAATACGCTCAAAACGTTCAAGAAAAAAATGCAAAATTATCAGATATTGTTAATCGTAGTGAAGAAGCATTAATCAAAAGTGTTTCTACTAGAGCAGATACTGAGATAGAAGCTGCAAAGCAAGCTTACAAAAAAGCTTATGATGAAGGAGATTCAGAAGCGTTAGTTACGGCACAAGAGTCTTTAACAAGAGCACAGACTGATAAAACCTATTTACAAAATTATCAACCTCAACCACAAAGAGTTGAAGCAACTCAGTCTTTTGATCAGCAACCACAAACTGCTGATCCAAGAACTCAAGCTTGGATTGATAATAATCAATGGTTTGGACAGCCGGGCTATGAAGAAATGACAGGATTTGCTTTTGGTTTGCATGAAAGTCTTACAAAAAAGAACATAACATCTAAATCAGATAAGTATTTCGATACAATTAATTCAAGATTACACAAAACTTTTCCTGAATTTTTTGATGTCGATAAAGAAGAGAACGTGCAACCAACAAGCACAAGAAGGAAAAACACGGTAGTTGCTTCCGCACAAAGGGAAGGTAAAGCTCCGCGCAAAATACAGCTAACGCAAACCCAAGTAAAACTCGCTAAAAGATTGGGAATAACCCCTGAACAATATGCAAAACAAATGCTCAAGGAGAGTAAACGTGGCTGATAAAATAAACGAAGAAATAAAGCGCAACCCTCGCTCATTGGAAACAAGAAGCGACAATGAAAGACTTACTGAATGGAAACCACCATCAGTGTTACCAGATCCAACACCACAAAAAGGTTGGGCTTTTCGCTGGGTACGAACTAGTATGACCGGACAATCGGATAATACTAATGTATCTATGAGATTTAGAGAAGGCTGGGATCCTGTAAAGGCGGTTGATCATCCTGAACTGAGCGTGATACCAGATCACGAATCAAGATTTCCGGGATGCGTTGAAGTAGGTGGATTGTTATTATGTAAAGCTCCAGAAGAAACTGCAGCAGCTAGACAGCAACATTATCAACAAAAAGCTGCACAACAGATGGAGAGTGTTGATCAAGCGTATATGAGAGAAAATGATCCACGGATGCCAGTATTGGCTCCAGATCGTAGATCGCGTACCACGTTTGGTCGTGGCGGTTCGTAAGAACCTTTTTTAATTTATAAGGAAAGAAAATGGCTACTACAGCAACTCCGTATGGAGCAAGACCAGTAGGCACACTTTCTGCAAGTGGCTCCTTTACAGGAAAAACAATGCAGATTAAAGTTGCCTCTGCTTATGCTACCAACATTTTCCACGGTGATTTTGTTAAATTAGTAACAGCAGGTACTGTCGAGAAAGACGCAGGTACTGCTAGTGTAACAACCGTTGGAATATTTCTAGGGTGCAAGTATACTGATCCTAGTACAAACCAAATGACATTTAACCAATACTGGCCTGCTAGTACAGCAGCATCAGATGCGGTTGCATATGTCTTAACCGATCCGCAAGCTTTGTTTCAAATGCAAGGTGACGGTACACTAGCGCAAAGTGCTCTAGGTGCTAACTTTGGACTTGTCCAAACTGCTGGATCTACTTCAATCGGTAAAAGTAAGAACGCAGCAGACGTTTCAACAGTCGCTACTACTAATACTCTACCACTCAAGCTAGTTGAGTTTGTCGATAGCACAACATCAGAAGTAGGTGATACCTATACTGATGCAGTTTACAAAGTAAACGTTGGGCATCAATTCGATAACACAACAGGCATTTAAGGGGAATAATTAATGGCTATTTCACGCGCACAAATGTTGAAAGAACTCCTGCCGGGACTTAATGCCCTTTTTGGTTTGGAGTATGAAAAGTACCAAGATGAGCATAAAGCAATTTATGAAACTGAAGCTTCTGATCGTTCATTCGAGGAAGAAGTTAAGTTAAGTGGATTTGCTGCTGCTCCAGTAAAAGACGAAGGTTCAGCTCTTAGTTATGATTCTGCACAAGAAGCTTTTACTGCACGTTATAATCACGAAACTATTGCAATGGGATTTGCGATTACAGAAGAAGCGATGGAAGATAACTTATATGATTCGCTATCTGGTCGTTACACCAAAGCTTTAGCTCGTGCTATGGCATACACAAAACAAGTTAAAGCTGCATTTCCGCTTAACAACGGTTTTAGTAACAGCTATCAAACAGGAGATGGAGTCAATCTATTTACTGCTGATGGTGACGGTGTTACTGGCGGTGATGGGCATGTACTTGTTGGTGGTGGTAAAAATAGTAATAGACCTGTAACTGGCGCTGATCTCAATGAGACTTCACTAGAAGCTGCTGTAATATCTATTGCTGGCTGGACTGATGAAAGAGGATTGCTAATTGCGGCAAGACCTAAAAAGTTAATTGTTCCACCAAACTTGATGTTTGTTGCAACAAGAATTCTTGAGTCAGAAGGTAGAGTTGGAACTGCTGATAATGATCTTAATGCTATTAGAGCAAACGGCACTATTCCAGAGGGTTACTCAGTTAATCATTATTTAACTGATACTAACGCTTGGTTCTTAGTGACTGATATTCCTAATGGTCTTAAGCATTTTGAGCGTACTCCGCTTGATACAAGTATGGATGGAGACTTCGATACAGGTAATGTTCGCTATAAAGCTAGAGAGCGTTATTCGTTTGGAGTATCTGATCCATTAGGTTTATTCGGTTCTCCGGGATCGTCATAAGCTAAACGTGAGGGGGGAAATAAAAATCCCCCCTTTTTTATTAATCCTGACTACTATATGATGTAGTAGACAATTGCCAAGACAGGAGAATTACAATGGCTAATACAACATTTAAGGGGCCAGTTAGGTCTGAGAATGGTTTTAAAACAATAGATATAGCTTCATCAACAGGAGTTATTACTGATGGTTTAGTAATTAACGCAGACGGTAATATTTTTACTGATGATGGTGGACATGTTCAATACGCAGCAGCAACAGGATATGGGCCAGCAGATTTTATCGTAGGTAAAGGCGGAAGCCAATACGGTACTGTTGATCCTTTCACTTCAGGGCTTACTCAGTTATTTCCATTAGGCAGTAGATTGCTTTACGGTAATACTGTTTATGCTTACGGTAGACTAGCAGCATCAGCAGTTACAGCAGGTAAATGCGTAAC